ATATTACCAACCAATTGATTTGCAGCCAGATAGCTGTCGGGGAGAGACAGTACCGAGGTGAATGGAAACACATAAAGCCCTGATAATCATGTAGATATAAGTAGCTAGCTGTCAGTTCATTGAGGATGGCGGATAAAGCTATGCGTGCATAGTATTGTGATGCTGTGCGTGCATAGAATGCACCCGTGCCGAGGAAGGGTCTCGCACCTTGCGCTGGTGTAGATTGCCCGCACACCTCAGACCAATGGAATAACCCTGATCAGGCATCTGCGGGCACAATAAACCAGTCGTTCATCTGCGCACAGGATAAACCAAGCAGGCAGATGCATCGTCCATCCTGCGGCCTGCAATAAAGCCGTCAGGTTCTTGGAGGCTCGGGCGGGCATCACTTCGGTAACAGGCACGCAAATCATGCTCAAACAGGAATCCAACCATAAAATGGTCTCCGCCCGGGAGAATCTGTCATGCTTTTATTGAGAATCAATCAGTTACAATTGATGCGATTTACGTTAGGAATCCAAATTATGTTCGGTTTTGGAGGGGAAAAAGCATGGCTGCCGCAGATCATGGAGAGCGCCGTAAAGCGGTCAAAAACTCAGGAAACCCGCATCAGGACTGGGGTTTGGGATTTTTTTGTTAGGGCAACAAGAGAGGGGAGCAGGCCAATGTGCGTGCGTGCGTGAGGGTTTTATTCGTTAACTCTTGTTTGTATGAGTATTGGGAGGACAATTGTGTGATTGATTGCCCGCGAATGGCTGTAGGCTGCGTTAAACCACTTGAACTGACTGAATGATGTGCTAATCAGGTGACTGGGAGATCGTGTGTTAATCATCGCGTTTTTGGCCTGTTTTTGACTCCTGTTTCAACTACAATTGTCAGGCAGCAATGAGAGTCAAATAGCCATTTTTCCTGATACCCCGCGTCGGCTGTATCCCTTTGCCGACAAGGCTTTCATGAGAACGGAGACAAATATAGTCAATGTTTATGCGGATTCCAAGGAATAACAAACTTTTTTTGATTTTTTTTTCGCTCTGAAAGCCCCGTCATTCCTCAGAAAATGAAAATAATTGAAAAAAAATTTGCAATGTGGTTTTGCCCTTGTGTGGCGCGGATTTCAAGAAAGCCACGTCCTGAACACCTTGGTTTTGCTATATGTTCAGAGCCTCATTCATATTTGCATTAATACTTTCATTCATACATATCTTTGCCCCGTTCAACGGAACAATGGAGTGCTCAAGTCACCCACAAGTATGCCCGATGGGATATCGGTCAGAATTGAAAGACAGCAACAGGTTTTGATTCCCTTTCCTGATCAGAAAAAAGGGTGAGCGCGAAGGCAACGACGCGACGGGAGTAAGCCCGCAAATAGCCGACAACATTCGGCAGCCAGTCAGTAACGAGTTTAGGAGTTACAGGCGAATCTTACCTGATCCGTGTAAATAGCACGGGAGTACCAAACCGAGCACCTGAATCGAGTAAGGCCGGAAACACAAGCGCATGGACGAAAGTCACGCAATACAAAACTGATCCAACAGCGCATATACAGGTTAGCAACTAAATATAGCAAAGAATGCACAATGGTGCGGAGTAAAGAATAACAACAACAACTAAAGCAACGTCTCATGGGAGTCAATGTCGGATGTCTGAGGACGCCGCCATCGGTGGGGGTTCGAGTCCCCTTCGTTGCGCTAACATTTAATACACAACAACAACATGAATGAAATGAAAAAAGCAATGAAAACAAACGGGGTGTTTTTCTTCAATGAAGAAACAACAGTAGAACAAATGCAAGCAATTACAAACGCCTATAATTCAAAAGACCGTGTTCGCGTTTGGTACGGTAAAAACGGGAAGAGTTGGGACGAAGAAAACGATATAACCGGAAAGATAGGAAGGTCAACAGGGGTAACGCCTTGTGCGTTGTTGGTTCATAACAATCGTTCAATGGGTGGGGGCGCATTACTTACTGATTGCGTTGTTAAAATGGTGAACACTAAAACAGGGCGCATATTATATCAGCATGCAAATTTTGAACAAGGTAATTTTAAGGTAGAGTCTAACAAGGTTTTAAGAGATGGTGAGTTATACGCCAATTGCGTGAACGAAAAGAAAGCGCAAAGACTTGCTGACTTTATGAACGGGAAAAGAAACAGTAAATAAAGCCAACACACAATGACAACCATTAATCCGGCAACATTTATGATGAGTAAAACATTCTATTTCCGCAAGATAGGCGGGTGGTCTTTTGAAACAAAGGCCAACATCAATGATAACAGGCACGAGGGCAACTTCCTAGCCGCCATGAAGCGCAAAGGGTTTATTCAGGTCGATGAAGACCACTTCCGTAAAGAGGAGCGCATCAAGTCAGCATTCAACACAATGTTCTTTAACAAGTAATTCAATAAACCAATGAAGTACACAACTTTCAACATCGGGTTAAACAATAACCCATTCAACTACGAGCATCTCGCTCGTTTCATTAACAACGCATTCGGAAGCACCAACGAGTCAGTGCAGGTTCAACTCCGCAATGGCGAGTACGAGTCAAACGTCGAGCCTACAGCCGTGGTGCGGGTCGCACACTCATCCGAGTATCAGGATGACAGGTGGGCTGAGTTGATGGGTAGAATGCTATGCGCTCTGCTTACACAGGAGTGCATACCATACCGACACAGGCAGGTCAACTACCCATCAATCACCGTAATCGATTCATTGGTGTACAATGACAACTTCGAGGGTGAGAGGTATCAATTCGACGAGGCGTACTTCCTTGAGTACGAGGACTACGCCGACGAAGTAAAATAACAGGACTTGGAGCAAGGCGGGTTCGATTCCCGCTCCTGTTCTCCTGCATAGCAGGGCTCGTAAATGCAACGAGAGGAGGGTGGCGGCAACGGCTCGCGCCCTCCTTACCTTAGGAATCAAAACAAAAACATATAACATGAAAGCAATTCTAACAGTCTTCGCGGCCTTCGTTGTAATGGTCAGCATACTCAGTCAAATCAACTTCATGGCCGCCAAGCAGGCGGTCATGAAGACCGAACGCACCGATCGAGACATCTGCTTGGTCATGGAGGCGTACGGTTTCGACATGGGCGGCAATCCGTTTAAAGAAATAACATACCTTGACAAGGTGGCAGCGTTCATAAAATCCAATAAGTAACATGAAAAGAATCAGCAAACTGGCAAAACAGATAGCAGACAATCACCTGTCTGCTGCGGCCTCAAAATCATTTGATGACACGCCTTTCGAGAGCAGGGATCAATTGATACAGTTAATGAAGGAAGGCAAGACGTTCAGCGGAGTTCTCGATCAGATCGAAGTTAGGTTCATGCCTATCGGTACGATCCTTATCAATGGACTTCTCAATCACCAAAGCAAAGCCTACAAGGCGGCGGTGTATAAAGGATTCAAAATCCTCATTGACGGGCAGAAGTAAGCGGCATTATCCAAACACATAAAAGCAATAAAAAAATGACTATCGAAGTAAAAAGAGGACAGTTCAGCCATGACTGGCTACTGTCCGCACACGGAAAGAAGTTTTATTTGGGACAGGACGTTAAGTTCTGCTCACGGGTGCTGGGGATGAGTCCCGCCACCTTGATCAGGGAAGCGGGATGCCCATACCCATGCGACATGACCATTGAAGCCAATAGAAAAAAGATAGCGAAGCTTATCTGCTCTCACCTTGGCATCGATAGAAAAACGGCAAAGCAAATCGAGCCATGGGGATTGGCCGCAAACTAAATTTGGATATTAATATTAATCGCATATATTTGCACAAACAACACACAAGATGAATTTAAAGCAATTTTCAAGAACCCTTGCTGCGGGCAGCGGGGCTTCCTACTCCCTGACTCAGGGAGAAATCACCTCGGGCATCATGGCCTCGATGGCCGGACACGAGCGCAAGGTCTTCTACGGTGACCACAAAATGACACAAGAGGTGCTCGAGAGATCGGTCGCGGCATATGTTATCGACTTCGTGGCAGAGAAAGGGCTGATGGCTGAACGTGAAAACGTATCGATCGGAGGATGGTGGAGCAATGGATGTCTATATCTTGACTTGTCGGTCAGGTTCGACAGCCTTGTTGATGCCGCTGAGTTCGGGATCATGAATGGGCAGAAAGCGATCTACGACATCGACAACCAAAGAGAGATCGAATTGCCTCAGCCGCAAATCGCCGGCACAGAAACGCAAAAAAGACAGTACGCAAAATTGGCGGCGACAAAAGTAGTAGGCAACCAATAATACTCACCTCCACCAGCCCCGCCCTGAAACAAAGGCGGGGTTTGGCGGTTAAAAACTATACACATGACACAGACAGACATCTCCCGCGCCATCGAAGCGCATGAAAAACAGATCGCGATTCTCAACAGGTTGCGCCACAGAATCGAACACCTTAACAACTTGATCGCATTTCAGAAAAACTACACCGATCCAAACAACGTGATGTGGTACGGTAACATCGGCGCACGGCTGAAGGATGAACTACGTATGTCACAGCTCAGAGGACAGATCGCAGTCCTGAAGTCAGGGCTGTTCAAAATGTACCGCGATATGTACTCGCATGACTTAAGTCAGGACGTGGATCACTTAACATTTCATCTTATCGAATCATGAACATCCACCACACCGCACGCCCTGACAAGCCCATGACATCATTCAACGAATGGTGCTGCTACATCCGAAGTCAGTCACTTGAGAATCGTATCTCTGACCAACTCAGGGAGAATGCAATCCGGCAGTTTAATGTTGATCTTAAACGATTAGCCAAATGACATACATCGACATCCAAGCCGCATGCAAATCAATATTGACATTATTTCAGTAATTAATACATTTGCAAAAACAAACTATGAAAACAGCATACCACAACCAAGAATTCAGGAGGCTATGTGATAACCTGCCTGTAGAAATTCAGCACATTTTCTGGACAGGAAGAGATGATAGGAAGGACGGCTACTACTTTGTAACCCTTTCAGACGTCGGGGGAGAAATCCTCGGATCGATAACCTACTTCGATAAAGGCGAATTCGAAGAAGACTTAACGTCAGCCGGACGGGAATACTCAATCGAATTTATTCAAAACTAATCACATGATGGAAAAGCAATTAGTAATAAAAAACATTCAAAGAAAGATCATGTGGCTGTCAAAAGACATAGCCGACACGAAGGGTCGAATCGAAACGAGCGAGGCACTAATCGATAAGTGTTTTGAGATCGATTTCGTAGAGGCGCTCGAGCAGGATCTTGACCTGTACCAATCAATTCTCAACTTAATAACAGATTCAAATGTTTAAACCAGGAGACGAAGTAATTTGCATACAAACACACTCCCAGGGAGTCGTGATTAAGGGTAAGATATACACGGTAAGGGACGTCGTGTCGTCGCCCTGCGGGTGCATGTCCTTGCTGGATGTAGGGTTAAAAACAAACCGCCCGCTGAGGGAATGTAACGCGTGCGGCAATGTATGGAACACCGACAACAGAGCGTGGCTCGTTGGCTCATGGCTATTCAAGAAGCTACTGACCGACAACGAAGAAAAAGACCTCGAAGAAGCCATATCAGAGCTGCTAACAGGTGCTAATTAGCATCTAATTAATATGCGGGACAATGAATTCCACAAAAAATACTAATTCCAACACAAGAATCTACAAAACTAAAGACGGGTACGAAATTGTGAAATACTCACGAGAGATTTATGCAATAATCGGCAAATCCGTGAAGTTCATAGGGATGGCAGGAAGTGGATACGTGCCGTCCGGAAAACTTGTGAAGGGGATACCAAACGAAATCAAACAAACATTTTTTAACATTCAACGAAAATGAATACACCTTGGAATTTTACACACCTTTGGAACGAGTGCGTATACTCGCCAAACAAAACTCTTGAGCCAAGAGATTACTGCTATGCATCTGAAATCGGGTTACCGTTCGTAGACCGGTATCTGAAGATGAAGGCTGTCGCGCCAACAAATCCACCCAACATGAGAAGCCTCAGGAAATTTGAGGCAGGTAATCTCGTAGAGTGGGTGGTCAGATTCGTGCTCGAAAGGGCGGGGCTGATCCAAAACACCCAAGAGAGGATAGTCAATGAGTACCCGGGTCTGATCAAATGCTCGGGCAGGCTCGACTTCCTTGCCGGTGGCAGCATCGATATAGAGAGAGCCAAGCACGACATCTCATCAAGCTACCTGCCGCCATCAATACAAGCGGCGTCGCTGTACATCGCCGAAAAGCTTTACGAGAAGTACGGAGACGTCAAACTGAGAACAAAGGTTCTCGAAATCAAGTCCTGTTCATCGTTCGTGATGGACGCTATGGAGAAGACTGAAAAGCCAATAAAACACCACCGGATGCAGCTTTTCCACTACATGAAGGGGCTGTCTGTCCCGGGGGAAATCGTGTACATCTGCAAGGATGATCTTAGAATGCAGGGATTTGAGTTTAGCCCAACGGCAGAGCTCGAGGCTGAATACACGCAGGATCTGAGGGTAATGACCCGCTACTACGAGACGGGGATACAGCCTCCCCTTGAGCCTCTCATAATGCTCGAGGACGGAAGGTTTAAAAAGAATTTCGGGATAGAGTACTCCAACTACCTCACCCTGCTTTACGGATTTGAGCAGCCGAGAGATTACTCAGACTCAGTTAAGTCTCAGGTGAGCAAGTGGTCAAGGGTTGTTGCTCGATATGCCAACGGAGAAAACATAACCAAGAAAAACGAAGAAGTGAGAGCTGAAATAGAAAAAGCCGGATACAATTTCGAGGAGATCGTAAGCGCGGCAAAAAAGGTAGGCGTCACCGTAGAGGAAGATTCAGAATAATAACAAAAAACCAGTATCATGACATCAAAGAAAGTGAAAATAGAAAAAGACGTACCGATCGGAAAGGCAAATCGGAAATACAAGCTGAAATACCCGTTTGACGAAATGGCGGTCGGAGAATCGTTTTTCGTGGCTGTTCCGAAGGATCGTGTTGTAACGACAAGAGCCAACGCAATGTGCCTGGCGATTCACCATGGAAAAAACAATGGGAAAAAGTTCTCCTCTCGCTTTTGCGAGGGTGGATTCAGAATATGGAGGACCAAGTGATGAAATTCAACGCATCAATAAAGCCAGACGGATCGTTAAAGATCAAGAACAGGAAACTTTTCGACGATCATATGAAGAGCCTTGCCGGAGAGAAAGATAGAGACGTAGAGGTCGAAGTGAAAAGGAAAAGAAAATACCGGTCAGTGTTTCAAAACGCTTATTATTTCGGAGTCGTCCTGCACATGGTGTGCGAAAGACTGAAGGAGCTCGGCCACGAAACAGACAAAGACACCGCACACGAATTTCTTAAGTCAAGATTTCTGTTCACTGAATTGCAGGACGAAAAAACAGGCGAGATAATAAAGATCCCAAGAAAAACAAGCTCCCTCTCTACATCTGAATTCATGGACTATCTCGAGGACGTCAAGAGGTTCGCAGCAGAAGTGCTTGATATCTACATCCCAGAGCCAAACGAACAAGTGTCAATTTTTGACTAATAACAAACAGAAAACAAACAAGCTAATCAAGATGATACGAATACAAAAAACGCCTTATAAGAAGACGGAATTCTTCAAGGGCACGATCACGTTAGTATTTCCATTTGTCGATAACACCGAATGGAATTTCACTCTCATGCGCTCAGTAAATGGCGAAACAAAGGATGAAGCGGAAGCAGACATGAAACAGATTGAAAAAGAAATGGAGTATGACTTATTGGACACGGATGAGTTGAGGCAAAGAGCAAACGAAAGAATTGCACAAATTATCATAACCGTCGAAGAAACGGTGCTGGCTAACCTAAAAAAAGAACAAGTAAATTTTGTATGATGACCACACAAGAACTAACAAACAAATGTTGGCAGTTTATCGAAAAATACCTGCAATCTGTCAACGGGAATGAAACTTTTACCATTCACAAATTCTTTGACGGATACGAACTGTACTGCGACATCCGAATTTCCGGCTATGATGAATGGAATGAAAAAGTTGATTCAGAAAGCGAGCCTTACAAGTCCTCGCGTTATGATGCAGAGATTGAGTTGTTCGGGCTTAATTTCATAGATCAGGAGGACGATATTGACGGAGTTGAACAGATCAGAAAAGAGTTGCAGGAAAGAATGAACAGAGACTAAAAAACTACGGAAACTTTTTTGAGGAAAGGAATCAATACCCGAAAGAAAGAGGGAAAGGAGTGGCCGTTTGGTTTTTAACAAAATATTTTCACAAAAACTTGCATCGGAAAAGAAAATGTTTTAGTTTTGTGTCTGATTCCTGAAAAGGATGTTTAAATATTAATCGAACACTTATTGACTTGGTGGAGTGAATAAGTGGAGGAAGAGTTAAAAGACTTCTTCCGAAACGATAAAGCAATCAAGCCGTAGCCACCACTGCGGCTTTTTTGTTTAATGTATAAATTTTCATGCAAAAGAAAAAAATAATTCAAGAAAAATTTGGATTTTCACTTTCGGGTGTTTTACTTTTGCTGAACATAGCGTTACCCATTGATTGATGAGAGACAATGAATGGGTAAAGTAAAGAAAGAGTAAATCCTTTTTTTACCCAACCCGAAGACTTTCTCTCGCCTTCGGGTTTCGCTTTTAATGCGCCACGATACGATCTCAGTCCCGTTCCTATTCATAAAGGATAACGCCAACAGGCTTAGAACCGTCGCGCATTTCATCAACTTCAAGAAAACTTTTAGAAACGGGATAATCTACAAGTACAAAAACTGCTCAAAATACCACGAGCAAAAACTTGGACTTTCCCGAAACACAATAAAAAAGTTAATCAGCCTATTTATCGAACTCGGATGGGCTGAAAAAAAAGGTGAACTCGTTTTTCTTAAAGGTAAAAAATACCTTGCTCAAACAACAAGAAATAAACTCACCTACACCAAAATTGATTTATCGCAGGATATTCTCTCTCAACTCAAATATAAATTAGTCAAATCAAAAATTAATCAGGTCAATTACAGAATTACGACAAAAGAAGCATTATCCAAAAGTATCAGAAAAAAGCTAAGGAGAATATTTAAAGGGTCTTTCACGTCTGTTTCTTGTAAAACCATCGCCAAGATTTTTAATTGCAGCAGATCAACTGCATCATCAATTCTAAAAAAACTCGTTTCGACCGATTTTCTTGAAGTAATTAAGTCAGAACCTGAATTTATTACTTTTTGCTCAAAAGAAGGTTGGAAACACAGAGAATCTTGGTGGAATCTACCCGTAAAACATACTTCTTGTTATTTCTACAAAGGAGTAATTTACTCTAACTTACCTAACAAGTATAAACCATTGGTATAGCGGATACTACTAAGAGCGTACAAAAAATTGACATATCAAAAATGAGTAAGGCGCATTCAGTAAAAATGAGTCATCTTCGAGCTTGTGTTCGTAGAATGAGAACGGTATTGAAAGAAAACAATATCCCAATATGCAAACAAGCACCTGCACTAAAGAAGTTTTGCAACATTATTGGTTATCCTAAACCTGATAACGTCAATATTAATAATTGGGTATTGCAACTTTATAGGGAAGGCAAGTTGAGTCATATAAAACCTTACACAAACCCAAGAAAAAAATTAAAGCCCAAAGACGTAAAGAAACCAAAAGATTTTTATCAAACTGAGAAATGGTTAACTTTAAAGAAAAAAGTTCTGAGAACATACGGATGTTATTGTATGAAGTGTTTTGTAAAAAGAACAGAGATTCACGTCGATCACATAAGGCCAAGATCGAAAAGACCAGACCTTGAATTAAATTTTAATAATTTGCAATGCCTTTGCCGCAAGTGTAATTATGAAAAAATGAATTATAACGAAATAGATTATCGTCCGCTCGACATTCAATTAGCATATCCGCTTCCTGTATGATAAATTTCAATAAAGATTATCAACACAGTGGTATTTTGTAAAGACATACAAAAAATTGACATATAGAAAATGAATAAATTAAATACGACAAAAGCCGATTGATGGACGCAGATCGTGATTAAATTAGCGCACAATCAAAACAAATGAAGATTAGAGAAAAAAAATGCAAGGTGTGCAAGGAGTTGTTTTTTCCGAAGTACTCCACCATGCAGCAGACGTGCGAAAAAACAGATTGCATCATATCATTTTCTGAGGCTAAAAAGAAAAAGAAAACAAAACTCGAACTGGCGCTGGCCAAGGAAAGAATGAAGTCTATATCTCAATGGAGAAGAGAACTTCAACAGTGGTTCAATAAATACATTAGGCTAAGGGATGAAGGAAGGCCATGTATTTCTTGCGGTAAAAAATTAACCGGCAAATACGATGCTGGCCACTACTTTTCCGTTGGATCGTACCCGAACCTGCGGTTTCACGAAGATAACGTGCACGGTCAGTGCGTCGAGTGCAACCAGCACAAGCACGGCAATCTTATTGAGTACAGGAACGGTCTTGAGGCGAGGATAGGCAAAAAGAGGATCGAAGAACTTATGGCAATTAGAAACGAAAGACTGAGCCTGCCTCTTGATCAAATCAAAGAGAAAATCCAGGAGTACAAAGACAAAATCAAAAACTTATCAAAATAGATAGAGGCCGAAATGGGAGGACTTAGGCTATTCAAACTTTGAGTAAATTTGCAACATGGACAAAACGAGAAACATATACGTTCTGCTGACGCTCTCAATATCGGTCGCTATTCTTGTGGGGACATTTATCGTCGTATTCAATATGGGGGTGCTAAGAAATATTGGCAGCCAAGAGGCTGAGGCCATAGAAAGGCTTAGGGAAATTAATCAGGAGAACCTCGAAAGCATGAACAACAATACCCAGATCATTATCGAAACCAAGGCAGCCATAGATTCGTTTATGGCCTACGACCAAATCATGAGAGAGCAAGAGGCCGCTATGATTAAAACATCAAGAAACTATGTATCACAAATACCACATTTATCAAATGACTCACTTCAAAAAACTTACAACAATTCTTGGAATTATCTTCTTAACGAGTATCGCTCAGGAAGGCTTATGCCAAGCGAATAATGCGCCAAAAGTGCCCCGGGAAGCTCAGGAGGTAATATCGGCTGCTGCCGAAACGATTCGGGTTGACAAAATCAGCCTGGACGCCAGGTCAGAAAGAATCCGAATGTACAAGGATCAGCTCGACGCAGCCCAAAAAGCGCTTGATTTAGCGATCGAAAATGGAGATTTATGCAAGGAATCTCTTGATAACGCTAACGCTGAAATCCGGTTCCTCAAGACCCAGTACCTTGAAGAGAAGTCGAAATTCAAATCAGAAAAGAGAAAGAAGATCTTTTGGAAGTGCTATGGCGTAATCGCTACGGCCGGGGTCATATACCTTGCTGTGTTCTGATGATTACTTTCCCCACCTTGTGATATGGAGGCTGGAGTTTAACGGGCGAATCTTTATGTATACCCCGTCTCCAGTCCTGCTGTCACGCATCCCCTGATCATTCGTGTTCCCTTCTATAGTCCTAACGGAATATTTCCCGACCCAGTCAACGACCCCGGTGTGGCCTATCCCCTTGTATCTTTTACCCAAGAACTTTTGATAGCTCAAGGTGAATATCAAAACGTCGCCGTTAGAGAAAGACTTTTTAAACCTGCCGTCTGTATAAATAACATCCTTTCTGTTGTAAGCAGAAGGCGACCATCCGGTGATGGAGTTTTGGACACCGCATGCATCGAGGACAGCCTTCACAAAGAAAGAGCACCACGCATAGCCTGGGCGCCATCCGGCCTTTGTCATTTCACGCTGTAATTCCCTGCTGGTAAAACCGTTGTTGTTCCCTCCCTTTTCCCTTACTCCGACATAATATTCAGAGGTAGCGCGGACGCAGTAGCCGTCATTAGCAACCACAGGATAAACAGGAATAATAGCAAATAGGAAAAATAGACAATAAAATACAACTTTATTTTTTTCCATGGTTCAATATACGTTAAATCAGTCTTAATACTATCCCCGTAAATATATTTTTGCAGCCTTCTAAAATTAAAGTTAATCCCTAAGAATACTACGAAATTACCAAGAATCAATACAAGGGCTGCCATAGCAACAATTTGAATGTATTCTGTAGATATTAATGCGTCTCCAAAATACTCATACCCCAATCTCCCAATAAGAAAGAATAAAAAAAACGACAGCGGTATTGACCATATACCGTCAAACAGTTGTAAATATTTTAAGATTTTCTTCATTTCATGTAGTAATTAATAATGTTGACACATTGTTAGCTGCATTACTATCCGTATTTTGCCCGTTAACCTTAGTTAATGTAGCTCTAAAAACCGCAGGTAATTGAGGGGTGAGGGTTGTCGGCCAATTAGTGTTAATGTAAACAGACTGCCCGGGTCTAAGGGTCTGATTACTGTTCGATGTCAATTGAGTATTGCCTTCAAATCCTCTAACCAATGTGAAAGAGTTAATTGTGGCTGAACCATTGTTTTTTAAGTCATAGCCGATTCTTAATCTACCACTTGACCAAGAGAAGTCTTTTAGTACAATCCCTAAATCAACAGTACCAACAGGGGGTTCTGGTATTGGGGACACCAAAGTAATAGCTCTTGAAAATGTATTGTTGCTTTCATTGGTTTCGTTAACAACATTAGTATGATCTACTTGACAAA